ATTGATGCAGGTGTCTATCAGCTTAAGCGATCTTCTCATTATCCGCTTTATTGTGATGGCATCTGCTTTTGTCATCAACCCTGTATCAAGATCTGATACGGAAGAGATAGCATAATAGGCGCATGATATTAATTCCTGACGGGTCGTAAATTCAAAGGCTGCCTCATCTTCAATATTATCTTCCATTGATTAAAAGTTTACGGAGTTTTTTTTTAAGTTCATCCAGTTCTGCCTGTTTGATTTGAATCAGTTTAAACAGTTCATTCGCGTTCATCTTCTTTTATTTTAATCAACTTCGCTAAATACATACAAGTGTCTAAGGTTTCTTCGTAAGCGTGTTTCAACATTTCAAGTTCCGTAAACGGACTGTCTAATGTTGTTCCATACTTACTCAATCCTTTCGCTTCTTGCCGCTGTAAATCATGCAGCACCTTATTTAAAATTATACTTGATTCCATTTTTGCAGATTTGTGTAAATGTGGAATTATAAAATCTTACCGTTGAATCTACTTAATGCCCCGCGCCTGCTGTTTTCTGAATGAGTAACAAATTCAATATTATTTAATTCATATCCAATTTTGCTGTCAATTCTATCTACACTTGGAGCAAGTTTTCTATCATAATTACTTAATTCATAAGCATCAAACAAAATATAAAAAGAATTGTTAGAAGTAGCCCATTCGTAAAATGTTTGCCTATCTATTAAACTTTTTCCGTTATATAAATGTGCCTTTAGTTTTTGAACTCCATTTATTCTACTTTGCATATTTCTATACAATCTCATTAAAAAACCTTTCTTTGTTTTTTCGTATTTCTTAGTTTCTTTGTTATTATTTTTTGCCCTGTATTCTCGCTGCTTTAAATTTTTCAATTCTCTTTTTGTCATTATATATATTTATGCAAATATACTTCATGTTAATCATGATAACAAATAACTATTAAAGCACTTTCCCGTCATATATCCTTTTATTTTCAACTTTGTAATTTCCATCATTATCGGTTTCAATATAAGCAAATCCATGGTTATATTGATTTCCATGCGGATTATATTCAATGTTTAAGTGCATTAAACAACCAACAGTCCAACAAGTAAACATTTTACCGGTAACCTGATCTTTAGTATTATATTCATCAGTAACGTGTACATGGCTGCATATTCCACCGTGCTTTAATTTATCAAATAAAGTTTTTGCCTTAGTAACCTGATTTCCAAATCTTCCGAAGATAGTATGACCATGATAAACTGGCAACTTACCTATCATGCAATGGTCATAGTTTTTAAGTGGTATTATTTTATATTCATTTAATTTTAATATACTTTCTAATTCAAATTCTGGCATACCAAAAACTTCAATAGCTTTCATCATTAACCAACGTTCCCACCTAATTTCATGGTTAGCATTTAGATTGTAATATATTGTAGCAAGCGGAAATTCTGCGCGAAGCCAAGCTAAAAAAGTTCTTGTATCTTCTACTTCTTCTATAAATTTTCTTTGCCTTGGGTCTTTTTGGTACATTGATATTCCATAAAAATCTGCAATATCCCCATTTAAAAATATAGTATTTACGTTCTTTTCTTTAAGATAATTAACGGCAGCTAATATTGCGCTATTGTCATGAAATGGAATTTGAGTATCTGCCAAAAAACCAACACGGTTACAAAGTATCGGTAGTTTGAAAACATCTTTAGACTTTCCCCAACTATCAGGCAGATTGTATGGGTTTTTTGGTCGTTCTGGTGCAGGATGGGTAACGGTTGAACTTTTGCTGTGCTTTCCTTCAATCTGCCTCAATGATGACCTTGCATCTTCTATATTTTTAAACATTAAATTATTATCCTTATACATGATCCTTGCCAGTTTCAAAGTTGGCATTTCCATTCCGTACTTGTTCCTGTAATTACGCGAGATGCTAACTTTTGTCATGTATGTTTGGTTTAGGTTGTGAAATATAACTCTGCTTCGGCTGCTCTTCTTCGTGTAAGTCCTGTAAGTACTTTACCACCTGCTTTATCCCATTTAGCGAACTCTAAACGAATAGCCGGATCGTTTGGGTTAGTGTTTACCTTCTTTAATAGCGTTGAGGACTTAAATGCGCCTATTCCGGCATTATAAGCGAATGATACTAATGCGCTAAATTGATTGTCTGTAATAGACTGCTTTATCAACGTACGGGCATTGTTTGCAAAGCCGTCTAAAATAATGATAAATAGCGCATCTGCCCTGTCCTTTGTTATCGTATCGCCCATTTGTACTGCGCTGCCATCCTCGAAAAATGTATTACCAAATCCAATAGTATTTTTACCTGCGCTGCATTTATAAGCTTTTAATTTGCACCCTTCATAGGTTCTGATCAGCTTACGGCCTGCATTATTTATGTTCATACTTTAAATTTATACAAGAATATTATCAAGGCTATTAATACCATTCCTGCTATTATTAACCAAATAGGAAACCGCTTACTTTCTTTTTCCTTCCATTTAATCACTTCTTTATATTGTGTAATTATTCTAACGCTGTCTTTCCCGGTTCCTTGTTGAATTAATTGCTTACGTTTATTTCCATTCTCCCAGATAGTGCGAGTTTTGATAACGTAGATAATAGAATCTTTGGTAATGTGAACGGTATCATAAACTTCGATAGTCTTGTTTTGAAAGTCCATCGTTTCAATCACTTGCTTTGATGTGTCGTAAGTCGTTACACGGATCGTATCTGCGTATAATAAAGTAGCCCGATCAGAGGTTGACTTTTTAACGATGTTGCATGAACACATTCCGAATATTAAAATCCCGAAAAGGATAATTAAAAAAGGGATAGGGTTAGGTATGTTGTAGACTTTCATTTTAGTAATTTTGAGTAAAGTAATTCAAAGACCATACCCCACACAAGCAATGCCCACCAACTGCCAACGGCTGCTGCAAGGGAAAATATCATTGCAAATTTTAGCAAGTGCCAAGCATCTAATCGAACCCATCCAAGGAATTTATTCCCTTTCCAACTTTCAGAAGGATTCCAAAACGCTTGGTTCATGTTGCGGAATATAGATGAATGGAAATGATGTGTAAGCGTGTCCATTACCGCGTTACAGGCCGCTGCAAGGGCTATGAATAATAATGTAATCATTTACCGCTAATATTACTATCCTTAGCGAAAATAAGCCCTATGCCTCCAAGAATAGCCGTAAGGCATCCTGTTACCGTTCCTTCATTAATAGTGTTATTCTTGTAAGCGAAGTAGAATCCTACTATCCCGCCTATTACCATTGTGATTCCTGTTGATGTTGTTTTCCAGTTTTTCATAATTTTTATTTTTTTGATAACCAATTTTGAAATATGAATCCAAGTATTGTAAATATTACAGCCACTAAGCCCCAAATTCCTTTATTAACGCCAGCCCGCCAATCATATAAATTGTTTACCCTACCGTTTGTTTTAGTGGTCTGAATAAGAATAAGATCCAGTTTCTCGTCTATCTTCTCAAATCTATTATCTGTCCTTATCTCGTTTTGCATTGTATTATTTGCGTTTATTGGGTTAAACGGCTTTTCGGTAGGATGTTGTAAATATATTACTTTTTAATTACTATCTTTTTTTAAGTCCTAAGAACGTCAAAATGTAGTTATCCATTACTGAATCGGTTGTCCATGCTGCTACTACTTGCTTAGGTATTGCAACATTCAAAGACTGTACTTGTGAGCCTGTTCTGCTGTGCAGTACGACGTAAGTATTACAACCTAACGATGTATCTCTACCAACACCAAACGCTGACCATGTAAGCTGATAAGCCGTGTCATGGGTCATCGTGTTAACGATTACAGGAACGATCTGAATAGCCGCTTTAACGGTGTCTACTTGTGCTGATGCCGAAAGGCAGAAGATTACTGCGATGATTGTTGTGATTTTTTTCATTGTTTATTTTTATAAGGTTGCTAAAATATCTCCCTTCGTTGGGCATCTTCTTGATGTCATATCGCTTATCGGGAAATTCGTTGTTATTATATCTGTATATGTTTCAAGGTCTGTTTTTGTCATTATTTTGTTATCAAGCCCAGCTGGTATTGCTGTCGTTATAGTGTAGACCGATGTAGTAGTACCACCATCCCTTAATGCTGCGCCTGTTACGAGTTGGTTGTTAGCTGTTCCCGCCCATGTGGTAGCGTAATAAGATTCTTTGGTGCAAAATGAACAGCAGAAAAATACGGCTGATATGATTAATAGTTTTTTCATTATTTTTTGTTTTCTAATTCAGCAATTCTTTTTTCCAAATCCCTTACTTTCTGTACCAATATTTCAATATAATTCACGCTCAACATTCCCTTTTCGTCAGCCTTTACTTGGTCGGGGTTAGTGGCTTGCACCTCTTGCGCGATATAGCCGATATGTTTTGTTTTGATTGGGTCTGCTTTAAGTGTGTAATATGCAACATCACCATCTCTGCGAAGAATGTTTTTTAGTCTACGGTCGGAAGATTCATAGAACGCTGTGGCGGTAGCTGTCCCCGCAAACGTGGCGTTTTTACTTGCATCAAAATAAAGCGCATTGGCGTAAGTGCTTCCTGTTTGTGTTGTAGATTGTTGAATTGCCAAATCTCCATTGGCTGTTATGTCTTGTACTATCCTCCAACTTCTTGAACTTCCACTTGTGCCATAACCTAATTTATAAAAGTTAGAACCGCTTGCCCCGTTACCTTGCGCCCCTACTGTTAAACCGCCTCCATAAAATAATGAACTGGTTGAGTTTACTCTTAAAGATTGAACGCCAGATGTGGCAAAAAAAAGTATATCACCAATCTTGTTGTTGTACATCCATAATTCATTAGCGGAAGAACTGCTAAACCCTATTCCTGCATTATTGGTTGTACTATCAGCGGCATAAAATGTTATATTATTTGCACCGCTGCTGTTAGATACTAAGTTTAACGCATAGTTCCCGTGTATAGTTAATGCTGTTGGATTAACAGCGTTACCGAATTTAGCTTGTCCATTAATATTTAATGAACCACTAAACGTGGCTGCACCTGTGGAGGTTATTAGTAGCTTATCTTCATATAGAGATAGTCTATTTGCACTACTTACGTTTGAAAACTTAATCATTTGATTAGTTCCAGCGCCTGTTGCACCTGAAATGTAAACATCTCTTGAACCGTTGCCAATTAGTAACTGCAAATCACTTGCAGCGTTATTTGCAGTTATNCCGCCGTTAGCTGTAACTGCCCCACTAAACGTAGCACTCCCCGCCACTTGTAGCTTGCTTCCGTTGTCTGTGATTGTGTTCAAAAGCAAGTTTCCATTAGCCCCTAACGTCATAGCTTGTGTAAAGGTTATAGCGTTACCTGCTGTGCCTGATGGAGCATTGTACCAAATATGATTACCATCATCTTGCCAATACATATTAGAAAAATCACTGGCAATATATCTTGGTGAATTAGCTGCATTATAAAAAACATTAGTTGAAAATGCGGCACTATTATATGATGAAGTACCAAATATTGCCGCAGTTCCTATTTCCGCTACTTTATAAATACTATTCCACGCACTCGGTGTAACTCCTAAGCCTACGTTACTACTAAACGTGGCTGCACCTGTGGAGGATATTGAAAATCTTTCTGTTCCCGAAGCCCCCGTGCCTATATAAAATTTACTCCCAATAGTTCCTAAAACGGATTGATATGTCGTACCATCCGAAGCGAAAAACTGAACATTATTGTTATCGTTTTTCCCGATAAACTTCATACTCTGTTCGCTAACATTCGTTTGCACAGATAATGGATGAGAACCAACCAAAGCGTTACCAAATGAACTGCCATTTGAACTAAAACTCGCACTTGTCCCACTTAAAGCCCCTGTAAGTGTACCCCCTGCAAGAGGAAGGTAAGCCAATGAAGGTGTTCCTGTCAGTAACGAATAAGGAATACTACCAGAAGTCAATGCACCAACGCTCGTTAAAGATGAACTTACTACAGTATTCGCAAGCGTAGTGCCTGTCAATGTACCAGCAGGCGCAATAACGGCAGTTGAACTTGCGGCAGTTATTAATCCTTTGCTATTGACAGTAAAAGATGGGATTGTAGTTGCACTGCCAAAGCTGCCAGTAGTACTATTAACAGTTGCTAAAGTTGTTGTGATAGCTGTTGTACCTGAACCTGAAACATCGCCACTTAAAGTGATTGTTTGATTGCCTGAAAGTTTGTTATTAAAAGTATTCCAATCTGTTGAAGTTAAAGCCCCTGTAACGGTTGAAGATGCTGTTGCAATAGAAATGGCAGGCGTATTGCCACCTGTGGAACTGATAGGCGAAGTACCTGAAACGCTTGTAACTGTTCCACCGCTTGAAGGGCTGCTATTCGTTACGGTGAAATTCGGATAAGTTCCTGTAATACCTATGCCCGTTCCGGCTGTTAAAGCTACTGTCTGGTCGGGTGCTGTGTTAGTAATAGTAAGCGTTCCGCTTGAAGTGATAGGGCTACCTGAAATACTTATCCCTGTTCCCGCTGTTCCGCTAACCGAAGTAACTGTTCCAAGTCCTTTCGTTTGAGCCAAAGCCCTGATAGTAGCAATAGAATCCAAAAATCTATTATTCAAAGGTCTTACTCCAAAAGCAGTTGCGGTGTCTTGAAGCAATAAAGAAAAGTTTTTCCTTTGATAACCGCTCATTTGATTGGTTGTATCGCTAATTTTCAAACGATTAGATAGCATATAAGCCGTATCACTATATTGCACGAATGGGGTAAGCATTGCAGCTGTATCTTTTACCCGAACCATATTCGGGAATTTAAACGTATGCGTTTCAGATGCTGAAACGATGCTATACCCTGTTGCTGCTGAATCCAAAGCAAAGTATTGGTTGTTAGCAGTAAGATTATTCAGAGCAGAAATACCACCCGAAAAAGTGGTAGTTATTTGACATAGATTACCATTTTCAGTGTGTAGTGTTGCTGTTCTACCGCCTGAATTATTTACAATATAAACCCTGACTACTAACCTATCTGTTAATAATAATGTAGTAGCTGGTACAGCTAATGAAGTTAAATATAAATCTGTTGGAGTACCTCCGCTTATCGTTTCTGGAACTACTGAACTACTTGCGATACTTGTAAATGTAGTCCCGTTATACTTTAATAGTTCAACATAGAATTGAGGTGTTCCACCTGAAGATGACATTGAGAAGAACATCTCAAAGTTCCATGCACCACCCGGTATTTCAAGTCTATTTGGATTGCCAGCATCTGTTAAGAATTGAGCAATTAATCCATTTCCCGTTAAATTAAAATCAGTACCCCCACCAATAACAGCAGTATTAGCCATCTGATTGTATGTTGCAACTGATGCAGCAACAGAGCCGTTTAGATAATAATATACACTTGAACCACCTGCGCCTGTTGATGGGAATGTAGCTAAAACACCATCACCCCGAATGTATTGCGTTGCTGTTCCTGTTGCCGTTACCGCCAAAGTTCCTGATGTAGTTACAGGACTTCCGGCAACACTAAAAGCTGATGGCATAGTAAGCCCAACGCTGCTAACTTTCGTTGCTGCAAGACTATCTAAGCCTTGTTTTAGTCTTGCCCTTGTTGTATATCCGTTATTGAATAATGTATCGGCAATAAGCTTATAGGCCGCTGTTGAGCCTCCTATGCTGCGCCAATAGCCTTTATACTTATAGTACATAATTGAATCTCGGCCCATTGTTACGACCATCGTATCTAATACATTAAATGCCGATGTATCTTTCGATCCGATACCGATACCTTGCGAAAATTTGGTTTTGCTTGAGGTTGGCGCAAACTGCCCGTAAGCCACATTAATAACCAATAGTAATGTTAGTATGTATTTCATAGTTTTATTTATTGTGCTAAAATCAATATTAATTCACCACCTACTGCCGGTGTAGCTAATGTAAGCGTTCCGGTTAACGTGTTCCATGTTGCACCATTGCCTGTAAGTGTTCCGATAGGTTGAATAGCCATACCGCCACGGCTGCCGTATAATAAATCAAGTCCTATTGTGCCGGGGAATGCAATAGACGTCTGCCCGTCCGTTGCCGTTGTTTGAAATACTTGTACGGTAGTTCCTGAAATAATTGTTACCCCCGTTGGTGCTATTGTAGTGCCTGAAGTACTGAATAATCCTGAACCGCGCAGTTCTGCCGTGTAAGTGCTTAGCGCATCATCTGGCGCGGATAATGCCACATTACGAAAAAATACATTGCCAGATACGATACTAAGTCCAAGCACTCCGCCATTATCAATAACGAACTTTACCAGAAATTCCTCTCTATTTTTAATTGCATCAAGAATATACAAGTAATTATAAGTATTACTTAATTTCATAAGGCCGGAAATAGTCATTGACCATTCAGAAATGCCCGGTCTGTATTCCCGAAACCATGCAGAAGTCTGCGAAGTAATTTCTTTTTCCTCGGTAGATACCGAAAAATCACCCGATAAGGCGCAGGCGAATGGTATATTTTCATACGATGTGGAATCGTATTTATACAAAATTATATTCCTTCCGTTGATAGGTTGTGCCATTGCACAAATTTAAACTATTTTTTTTAGTAGATTTTTGCCGTAAACTGGACCATAACCGAGAAATCCCGCAAAAACAAAAGGAAATGGAAACGCCTATAATTGGTCGTTATGTTAAATGTGCGCAAAAAGCAAAAGGCATATAAAATTATATACCTTTACGCTCCACAAAAAAGCAACAACAAGCCGAAAAAAATAAAACACTTCTAATGTTTTATTATCCTGTCACTTGTTGGGGGCTATGTCCAAAATAGCCCTGCTTTTACTTTTACCAACCTATTGAACATAACGCAATTACATTATAGGCTACTTCCATACCTTTT